ATCTGGACGGCAAGCTGCACCGCGTTGATGGTCCAGCGATCAAACGTGCAGACGGCAGCGAGCGCTGGTATCTAGACGACAAGCTGCACCGCGTTGATAGTCCTGCGGTCAAAAATACAAAAGGCAACACGGCAGAAGAATGGTGGCAGGACGGCAAGCTGCACCGCGAAGATGGTCCGGCGATCACGTGGAGAGATGGCGGTTTAAGCTGGTACCTGAATGGTACATCACTAAAAAGGCCTCCAAATGAAAAATAAATTCTGGAAAGACAGCACATATGCAATCGTCAAAGCGATCAAAGCAAATGGCAATCAAAAAAGTATAGTGACGCGGTGGAAAGAGCAAGTCGAATATTGGGCTAAACTCAATCCTTCTGATACTGATGCAATTGCTTGTATGGCTTGGTTGCCTTTATGGAAGACTCGCCCTTTCTATAAGGTTTCAGAGCTTCGACCTATATGGCCAGCTCTCGCGATTGCCGTAGGCTATACGGATAAATGGATTCCTGCTTCGCACATAGTTCGTTTGGATAACGAACTTGAATATGCAGGACTTCCAAGTTTTAGACATAATGGCGAAAAATATTTCATTATCGAACGTCCGCATTATTGGAAAAATGCAAATATGCAGGAGAGAATTGATGTACTCAATAGCTGAAATAGCAAAAGCCGGGCGATGTTCTCCTAGAGCTATACGGTATTGGGAAGATTTAGGGTTGCTTGGTGAAGTCCTGCGGACCGACGGCGATACTCGGCGTTACACAGATGTTCAAATTCAAAAAGCAAGGATTATATCCGCTTGTCAATTTGTCGATTGGCCTCTTAGTAATGTGGAAGAAATACTAAATAATTGGACTCCGCTAAGACGTGCAGATGTTGTGCAAGCGTTGAAATCTTATGTCGATACTGCACAAGAGCTTATCGAAGAATTGCCCCAGCCTAAGCAGGAATATGATTTATGACAAATCCAAAAATGATCAAACGTGCAGACGGCAGCGAAAGTTGGTATCAAGATGGCAAGAGGCACCGCGTTGATGGTCCAGCGATCAAACGTGCAGACGGCAGCGAGTTTTGGTATCTGGACGACAAGCTGCACCGCGTTGATGGTCCAGCGATCAAACGAGCAAACGGCAGCGAAGAATGGTGGATGAACGACAAGCGGCACCGCGCTGATGGTCCAGCGATCAAACGTGCAGACGGCAGCGAAGAATGGTATTTGGACGGCAAGCGGCACCGTGTTGATGGGCCAGCGTTCAAAAATACAGACGGCAGCGAAGCATGGTATCAGGACGGCAAGCTGCACCGCGCTGATGGTCCAGCGGTCACATACGCAGACGGCAGCGAAGAATGGTATGTGAACGACAAGAGTATTTTGAAATGACAAATCCAACTATTTCGGGTCTTTACTGTGCTGAAGTTTATTTCGGGTGGAAGCTTTTGGAATGGCACGAGGGCGCTTGGTGGCATCAAGGATTGCGTTCCCGCTGGACCGCTGGCGAGCCTATTCAATTTATAGGGCCGATGCCTAAATTATCAACTGATATGGAATTTGATTTGTGAATTATATTTTGAACCTGCAAGAGTTTGCTGAATCAAATCTCTGTCCAGTAGAATGGGGCAGGGAAATTCAGGCGCTAATTGATATTTGTGAAGAGTTAGATTATCATCTTGAGCAAATACGCGACAGCCTGAATCTACCTTTTCCGCATACTATGGAGTTAGTAGATAGAGCGCGCGAAGTGACAAATTTGCACGATGATGTGATTGAAGAATTGGATACTATCGGACTATCTGAATATGGACCTGCCGGGACCTCTACAGCTACAATTCTTCGCGCGGCCTTAGGTGCTTTGACCGCTGATCAAATCGACGATCTCTTGACCAAGAGCAAACAGGATTATGATTTGTGAAAGTTACAGTCAACGGCAATAATTTTGTGTTGCATGTCCCTGCTGCAAAAAAGAGCGATGTAGCGAAGCTTATGGCAGAGCGTGGCTTGCTGTTTAGTACGTCTGCTTCTTCGCGAGCAGAGGCTGTGCTGTTCTCGCATAATCCTTATGCTCTTGCTGATCTAGCAGAAACAGATTCCGAAACTCTCGGAGTCTACCGTCAAAAAATTGATCAGTCTCGTTCACTGCAAGGTATAGGAACACGGTTTTTACCTCCTGATGTTGAACTTTGGGATTATCAGAAAGCCACATTAGATTATCTCTTGGCGCGGAGCGGCGGGATCAATGGCGACGCGCCGGGCTTGGGCAAGACAATCACGTCCATAGCTTATTGCAACGAACGTGAAGCGCAGCGTATCTTGGTCATAGTTCCGGCCTCAGTCCGTATTCAATGGGGCGAACAAATCAAGCGCTTTTCGACAATTCCAAAAGTCAATGTCTCTGTAATGCTCAAGGTCAAAGACGGTATTCATCCGACTGCACACTATCAAATATTGAGCTATGATGCAGCACGTAATCCGGCGATCATGCGCGCTATTTCAAAATATAAATGGGATGTGCTGATATGTGATGAAGCTCACAAAATGAAGAATATAGACGCACTCACAACGCGCGCCATTATTGGAAACTCTCGCGGGGAGTATCACCACGGTGATATCAAGGTGAAAGCAATCTCAGGACACTGCAAAGAACATCTGGCTTTGACAGGAACTTTGTTGCTCAATAGACCGTCTGAGGCATATGTCCTTTTTAGATTTTTCGACTGGGAAGCGATTGATTTTATCAGTGAGGACACTTTCAAAAACACCTATAATCGTCAAGCGGATATGAAGTCTATCAATGGTAAGCGCTTCAAGCTTGAAAGCACGAGCCTAGAGCAAGAGCTTCAAAATCGCCTGAGAGTGCATGTCATGGCTCGTCACGAAAAACGAGACGCTTTGCCTTTCATGAAACCGCCGCGCTATTCCATCGTTAAATGCGAAGAAAAAGGCCTTGTCCGGGATGCTCTTGACGCAGAAGGAATGCTAGGTATCTCGATTGACGAAATTCAAACGACTAAAGATTTTGAGATTTTAGGACATATCGCAGAGGCCAGAAGATTGATGGGAGTAGCTCTTGCGCCTCAGATTGCTGCCTATGCATTGGACTTTTTAGAAGGTAGCGAAGAAAAATTATGTATCTTCGCTTGGCATATAGAAGTGCTGGATATTTTTGAAAAAGCACTGTCCCACTTTGGTACGGTTCGTGTAGACGGTCGAAAATCAGCAAATGCGAGACAAAAAGCAGTTGACGACTTTATCGAAAATGATAAAGTCAGGGTGTTCATTGGGAATATCCAATCTGCCGGAACGGGCTTAGATGGTTTACAAAAAGTTTGCTCAAAATGTTATTTAGCAGAGCCGGATTGGGTACCTGCACAAAATGAACAAGCTGTTTCGAGATTAGACCGTATAGGTCAAGAAAATTTGGTTAGTGCAGAAATATTTGTTGCGCCCGGTTCACTATCCGAAAAAATACTCGTTCGGGCGCTGGAAAAAATGAACGTGATACACCGTGTTATGGACCAAAAGGAGAAATCAAATGGATGAATTTATCGAAATGCGTGTTCTGGTTAAAGCAAACCAAATTCAATCAGTCTATGCCGTTTTGGCAGGATCGACTGGGATTGTTGAAAAGGCTGCTATGCCTATCATGACAAGCACGTCTACTGGCGACACTGCAAGCGACCCTACACCTGTTGAAGCCTCTGCACCTGTTGAAGCTCCCGAGGGCGTAGACGCGCATGGTCATGCTTGGGATGCATCTCTTCATGCTTCTACGGGATCGAAGACTAAAGAAGGCCTTTGGCGCATGAACAAGGGAGTAACCCGCCCTGCCCCTTTGGAAGGCTATCCGAAAGAGGACATTGGCACAACGGAACAAGTGCGGGAGGATTCAGCACAAGAGACCTCTGCTACAGAGCCGACTGTGACGGAAGCGGAGAACGTCCCGGAAGTGACGACGGAAGAAGATGAGTTTGCCGCTTTCACTGCCGCTGCACAGGAAGTTGAAGCTCCTAGCGAAGTGAAAATTCCAGAACGTGTATGGACTGATGCAGACCTAGGTGTCTTGTGTAATAAGGCCGCTGTCAAGATGGGCAACCCTTCTCAGATCAAGGAAGTCATTGCAAAATACATTCCAGAAGGCGTAGTGTCGCACAGTCGCAATATTGCTGAGACTGATCGCGCCGCTTTTGCTGTTGAGATTGAAGAATTGGCAGGTGTGAAGTTCGATAGTTAACCCGGTAGGGTCGCACCCGCTGGCAGACCGGGAAAAGTCTGCCAACCATGATTATTGAAGGTATTGACGCTATGTTAGAGCTTGATCATTCACCTCTTGGAGGTAGCGGAGCGCACCGCTTCATGAATTGCGCTGGTTCTTTTTTACTTCACAAAGAACAACTGGAATCAGGAGAGTTTGAAAACTCTGAAAGCCATTACGCAAAATTAGGCACTGCTGCGCATGAACTTTGCGCTGTGTCATTGCAGACTGATACTGAACCTTTTGAATATCTCGGAAAAGAGTTTGACGGCTTCACGGTCGGGGCAGAAGACGGTATTAGCCTTGACGCTGTGCAGCACTATTTCAATCACTGCCAAGACATTCGTAAAGCGCACGACTTCAAAGGATGGATGCTTGTTGAGCAGACTTTCAAGCTCCCTAATCTACATCCTCTTTTGCGAGGTACCGTAGATTTTGCCTTTCTCGCTTTCGACAAGATTTATCTAAGAGATTACAAAAATGGCGAAGGTATCGGCGTTTCTGCAAAAGATAATGAACAGCTTTTATATTATGCATTTTTGCTTGCTGTAGGCGATGCACAGTGCTGCACTATGCCGAATGAGACGATTGTTTCCCTTGGCATAGTCCAACCTAATTTTTACGGATTATTTTCTGAACCTGAGGTGTGGGAGACGACATTAGGCTTTGTCCGCTCGTGGGGCCATGATACTTTGCTGCCTCATATGAAAATGCTGATGCAACCTCAAGACGTAGCAGAAAGTGATTTTGTAACCGGCGATCATTGCCAGTTCTGCCCTGTCCTTCTGGATTGCCCTAAAATGCAGCGTGCTTTCAAGGCATATGCTGCCGCTGATGAGGAGTTTATTGCTGTGTTGACGAACGAAGAACTTGACCAATATTATAGTCAGAAAGAGCAAGCACGTCGTTTCATGACAGTGTTGGAATCAACTGTACATGCGCGTCTCGTAGGCGGAAGCTCCATTCCGAGTGCAAAGCTTGTCGAGAAGAAAACAGCGCGTATATGGCGACCTGAGGCTATCACAGCACTCAAGGAAGCTTTCGGGGATCAAGCTTTTGAAGCACCCAAAATTAAAAGTCCTGCCGCGATTGAAAAACTGTCTAGTCGGGGTAAAGCTATGTCGCTGGAATGGGGCTATAAACCCGAAAGTTCAGGTCTTGCTGTTGCTCCTGTCTCTGATCCTAAGCCAGAAGCCAAAGGGGGTGGAAACGCGAAAGTGTTTGGAAACTACACGCAAGACCTAAGCACAATGGATTTTTGAGATATTGCGCAAGAGAATTGATCCTCACTGTTGCGCGATCCTGAATATGGTAGGATCATAAGGAAATTGAAATGTCTGACATGATTAAGTATACTTTGGTAAAGCCCGCACGGTTGATTTTTTCGTCTATTGCGGTCAAATCTGCCCCGCGTGTTCAGGGAGCCGTCCCTAAGTTTTCGGGGACATTCGGAATTGAGAAAGAGGATTTTGACGCTCTCGTCAAGCTTATGGTCCAGTCGATCACAAGCGAGCTAGGTTCATTTTCCAATCCGGCAGATTATTACCTCGCCTGTCTTTCAGGAGCAACCGCTGCAAAGAGAGCAATCCAGAAAGGTGAATTTGATGCTCAAGGCAAGACCTCTGACGAAGCTTTCAAAATCAAAGATAAGGCGGAAAAGCGCGCTGCGCTCTATACGCCTTATGCAGGTATCTTGACTGCATCCTCTCAGTTCGATGTTGAGCTTGCTCGCCTTGAAGGAGGTAAAATTCTCGATATTGCGAATGAGGAACTTGCCCGTGCACAAGCTCAAAAAGACCTGTTTTATGCAGGCGCTTACGTTGTTCCTGCCGTGGCTTTGAAAGCTTATCGCCGGAAAAAAGTTGACGATAAGGACGGCGTGACTGCATTCCTGCAAAACTGTCTGTATATTCGGAAGGGTGAACGGTTGGGAACTATGGGAGGTCCAGCTAACAATGAAGTGTTTGGCGGATATGCTGGATATAGCGACCATGACCCTCTTGCGAATGCGCCAGACGGTGTTGAAAGCCGAGAGGAAGCATTCTCTGACTTCTGATTTGTTGCTCCCTAGGCACGGAGTAAAACTGCCTCAATTTAGTACATCCCTGCAACTGGTAATTAGGGTGATACCCCGGTCGTTAATTCGCGACTTTATCCTAGGTCTATGCAGAAATTTGCAGGGATGTACTAAATTGAGGAGATGAAATATGCCAGAAGAACAATTTATAATTTTCTATTTTATGATAGGTTTTATGCTGTGGTTAGTTGCGATTATGTATATTAAAGAAACTGAAATAGACGAGTTATTAATTTCCCTAGTAGCTGCGATAATCGGATGGCCTATTGTTTTAGTCATAGGTGCGGTTTCATATATCAATGAGCTTAGGGAATAAGGAGAATAGGGATGAGTGACTCAATTAAAGCTTACGAAGAGAGATACGAAGCGTATGAGGCGCGATGTGCAGAGCTTGGAATTGCGGCCCTTGGATTTCATGATATATGGAGTCCGCACGACTGGAAGCTTCGAGCTAGATTTTCATCCAAGTCAATCCTGCCAAAATCTCCTCAATCAATGGTTCGCGAGTTTGCAACTAAGTTTGGGTTGCCGATGAATGCACGAGATCAGTACCCTCATGAACTTTCCGTTGAGCGTAGGAAGTTTCGACTTGAATTGATTTTGGAGGAGCTAGTTGAATTGTTTGATGCGTCCGGGGCAGAGATTCAATTGTCGCCCGGGGAAGAAGCATCAGCAGGTGAGCAGCTAAATGAAGAATTGCAAGTAGCTGACATCACTAGCCCCGAATACAACATCATAGAAATGGCCGACGCGCTAGGCGATTTAATCTACGTTACCTATGGCATGGCAATTGAAATGGGGATTGACCTTGACGCGGTTGTGACTGAGATTCACAAATCCAATATGTCCAAGCTAGATCAAAACGGGTTTGCGATCATCAATGGAGTCACGCCGGGGTATCGAGAAGGGACCGTTGGATTCAGGTCTGATCTACCAATTGGTAAGGTGTTGAAGTCAGACCAGTATAGGAAACCTGATATCGCAAGTGTGGTTTTGCTCTGATGAAGTATGTAGTCGTCGATTTTGAGACTGCCAGCCGTGCGGACCTTTTGAAAATAGGCGCATGGAAGTATGCACAGGACATGACGACATTTCCGCTCTGTTTGGCGTTGAAAGTTGTGGAAGACAACCGACCTCAAAAAACTCGCGTTCTGTCAGAGCATCAACTGCATTCGCTTGACGCTGAACTGCTGGCATTGGTCAATGAGCCGGACGTGATTTTTGTTGCTCATAACGCTTCTTTTGAGCATGCTATGTGGAAGTTCCATCTTGAGCCTATGGGCTTCCCTGCCTTGCCTCCTGAACGCTGGCATGACACAATGGCAACCGCTGCCATGCGAGCGCTGCCTATGGGGCTTGACGCGCTTGTAACCGCTCTGGAATTGCCCATCCGCAAAGATATGGACGGACACAGGCTTATGCTCCAAATGTGCAAGCCTGATCGTCTAGGGGGCTGGTCTCAGCATAATGACTATAATCTGCAAAGACTATATGATTATTGCCGCGACGATGTTGAAGCACAGTACGGCGTCTATGTTGCTTTGAAGGGTCTAGGCCCCTCTGAACGCCATGCATGGATTTTAGACCAGCACGTCAATCAACGCGGTATCAAAATTGATACTGAGTTTGTCGATTCCTGCATGGATGTACTAGAGCAAGTCAAAGGACCGATGACCACTAGGTTCACTGAATTGACAGGGTTGCGCCCTACACAACGTGCTAAAATTCTCGATTGGGTTAATGATCAAGGTATCTCTCTGAGTGATATGAAAAAGGCGACACTGGACGCAATCCTTGATCCTGATGACGCTTTCGGAGTGGAAGAATTTACGGAACCTCTCCCTTATTATATCCATGAAGCTATTACTCTGAGACGGTCGCTTGCATCGTCTAGTGTAGCAAAGCTCAAGCGCATGAAACAATGTGCAGGAGGTGACGGACGGGTTAGATATACGACACAGTACCACGGCGCTCGCACAGGCCGCGACGCCGGCAGACTTATACAAGTGCAGAATTATCCAAGAGGTGAGATAGGCGACCGGCAAGGGTTGACGGCGGATATATTGGCAGACGCTATTTTGACGCGCGATATTGATCAAGTTCGCGAGCTTTGGGGGCCTGATATCTTTTCTGCAATTGTGTCATCTCTCCGGTCGTGCATTGTGCCTGAAAAAGGCAAGGTGATTGTGGCAGGGGACTTTGCAGCGGTGGAAGCCCGTAACCTGCTTTCAATGGCTGGAGAACATGACCGCGTAGACCAGATGCACAACGGCCTAGATGTTTACTCCGAATTGGCTTCCATGATTTATAAACGTCCAGTAAACCGCAAATTGCCCGAAGATCAAAAGGCTGGTGCCGTGGGCAAAGCATGTTTTTTGGGAAGCGGATACGGTTTGGGGCCTGTTGGCTTCCGAGCTAGGTTCATTCCAAAAGATACTATTGACTTGGCATTACTTGCGATCAACACTTACCGTAAAGAATTTGCGCCTCTTGTACCTAAGTTCTGGTATGCACTTTGGGAAGCCAGTGTATCGGCTGTTTGGTGCGATCATGCAAAGACCTACAGTCATTACGGGATTGAGTTTCGTAAGGAAGGCGAGGACTTTCTGACTATGAGACTGCCTAGCGGTCGCAAAATCTGGTACCATCGCCCTCGAAAAGGTCGTACTTTCACTCCGAACGGAGACGAAAAGCCGACGTGGACTTTCATGTCTTACCAAGGTAAATCATTCCGTCGATTGATGTGTTGGCACGGAATGCTGACTGCTGACTGCATCCAAGGCAGTGCACGAGATTTGATGGTTGACGCCCTCAAAAAGGCAGAAGCGGCGGGACTGAGAACAATTTTCAAGGTCCATGATGAATTGGTATTTGAGGAAGTTGACAGGCCTGATTTAGTGCAGACGGTCAAACAAATCATGGAGGATATAGAGCCTTGGGCAAAAGAAAGAAAGTTTCGAGTCAAGGCCGAAGTCGAAACAATGCAAAGGTATCGAAAATGATAGTCAGAGACGAAATTGAAGGTCATTATGTATGCATCAAATGTGATCAATGCTCTAGGACTTCACCTCCTGCTAAAGAGCTTCTAGAAGGTCATGGACTAGTCAATATGGGCTGGTATTGTTCGGGCGGTATTCATCTTTGCCCTGATCACTCAGATGAAGCTTCAACATGATTGTAGCTGGTATAGACCCCGGAAAGACGGGCGCTCTAGCAATATTGCAGCTTGATAACAGTGTACTGTTTCTGGACGTTCCGCAAATCAAGCTCAAAGGCAAGGCCGTTCCGGCGTGGCAAGCATGGGCGAACGATTGGCGATTTGCTTTGGACTTTGCAGGAGTGGACAGGATCGTGATTGAATCCGTAAGCGCACGTCCGGGGCAAGGCGTCACAAGCATGTTTAGTTTTGGGCGTACTCTCGGATTTGCGCACTGCTTGGGGATAGCAACGGCGGGGGCTTCGATACACTCAGTAACGCCCGCTGTCTGGAAAGCCAAGTTTGGATTGCTCAATTCGGATAAGGGGGCAAGTCGCGAAAAGATGGCGAACCTACTGCCAAAAGCGGCAAGCTCTGTCAGCCGCGCAAAAGACGACGGACGCGCAGAAGCCGCCCTACTGGCCTATTACGGAAGAATGTATTTATAGGTTTTGGGTCGCTTTATGGATGTCATCGCTTTTTGCACGTGCCTTTTTCAGCACTTCGCGAAGTTCTTCCTGATCCTTGGAATTGAACAACGGCATGACACTATCAAAGAGCGCTTCAAAAGCAGGAGTTGCGGCTCCTACAAGTTCAACAGCTTTCAAGACTGCACCGATAGATAAAATCATGGTTTGATATCCTGTATTGCTGATTTGAGCCGTGCGAGCGCTGCTGTGTAGCTTGAAGCGTCGCCGGCGTCATATGCGGCCCGTACAGCTTCAAGAGCGCCATATGCCGCATTGTCGAGAGCCTTGAACTTGTCCACTGTCAAAACTCCTGCACTGACAAGACCTGAACCTATCAAGTTTGCCGTTTGGTAGGAAGCTTCTGCACCAATCGCAAGCTTTTCATCTAGGACCGTCTGGCTTGTCGCTGATCTAGGCGAAGGCAAAGGGCCGCAAGCTGTCAGATAGGAACACATTGCAGCTAAGAGCAAAACTGCCCACATTGAGCGCATTTTCGTCATGGTTGAATATCCTCAGGAGGTGACTGGTCGTTATAGGCCGTTGACCCAAAATAGTAGCTATATGCATCTTTGGATAGCCCTAAAATGATACCCAAGGCGAGTATCAACACTTCTCGATTGGTTTCTACTATCTCTTTGTTTATCAAGCCGTGCAGTGCATAGGTCGCTACACTCAAAGCAAAAAGAGCAAGAACAAATCTCACAGTTTCAGCCGTCATCAGTCTTAGCCAGAAAGCTGCCCATCCCGTCACGCTTCATTCTCCGATACAATTCCGTATTCCATGACAGGCAAGATAATAGTAGTTGGTGTAGAGCTCCCGGAAGGCCAACGGATCGAATCCACCTCAGATTTTCGAATATCCATGATGTTGACTTGATTGCGTTGATTACCTCCTAAAGCCTTGAAAAAGCGCTTGTCTCTTGTCTCTCCTACAATGAAGAAAACATGATTGCCGCCTTTTCGTGACTTCACTCCAATTGCCCCAAGTTGCGCACGGCAAGATGTTCCAAAGTCTTTGAAAGACTCAGCGGCGGGAAAATGCTTAGGGTAAGCCAAGCCTACAGCGTTCAAGCAATCTGCGATAAAGAAGCCGCACCACGGCGTTTCATCTGAGTTATACCACTTAGCCCCAAGCCTCGCCCAACCTGCTGCAATCCACGAATTATGCTTAGGTCCAATAATTTCAGCTTCGCCAATTTTTGAACGAGCTTGCGCAATCCAAGACGGTTGTTCAAGCTCTGCAAGTTTCATATTTTCCCTTGGGATTTTGAGACGATCTAGCAAATCATCCACTTGTGCGACTTCCATCTGAGAAAAAGGTGCAGACGCCCGCAAAGCTTTGATAGCGTCGAAAACAGGAGTACGGATATTCATGTTTGATCCTTTTGTAATTTTTTCATACGATGTAAAAACGCACTGGCGTTACGTTCGGCAATCTTGAGACTTTCCGGGTTTTCGGGAAACAATATAGCTTCCAAATGGTCAATAGCCTGTTGAAAATGATAAAAATGCGATTCCATGCTTCGAAGCTTTCTGTTCTCGTCGCGAAGTTCTATAACTTCTTCCCGTGCTGTTGACATTTCAGCCCGCGCACCTTGCAGAAGTTCGAAAGTCAATTCGTCTCGGTGGATTTCCAGCTTATCGCCTCTATCTACTCGCAAATCCGAACGCTTCTCATAGTGCACATAGAGAGACGCAAGCCAAGATATGACGGCTGTAATAGCTACCCAAGGCGCTACATTCAGGAACTCAGTCAACATTACATAATCTTCCGTACATATTCTTGTGTCTCAGCAGGGAGGTAAGGATTTCCTGCTGCGTATTGGTCTGCCCTGCCCGGTCCTGCATTATAAGCGATAAGCGCCTTTTCTACATTGCCGTCGTATCTCTCAAGCATATTTTCGAGATAAGCAATACCTATGATTTTGTTATAGTCAGGATCATTTTTATAGGCATATTCATCCCAAGGTATTCCTGCCATTTTTGCAGCTTCTGGGGCCGTTGTAGGCATAACCTGCATGACGCCAATAGCACCAGCAGATGAGGTCAAAGGCTGTCCATTTGCGTCAAATTGCTGCCCTCTGCTCTCTTGATGAGATAGTCGGTCAATCAAATCTGCAAATTCAGGCGATATGTCCTCATTCAATTGCTGCAAATGTGCAGAGTATTGACCTTGCGGGACATCCTCTGGAAAATCATCAATTGGCAGGTCTTCAACAGGAGCCTCTTCCTCAAGCTCTTGAGGCTGATCATAAGTCGATACGTCTTCTCCAAGGTCTTGCACTTGGGAAGTCTCCGGACCGCCTGTAGCACCCTGCAAAGCAATACCGCCCTGCAATTCTCTCGTGATATTGCGCAAAACGTCTTGCCCGCCCGGACCTGCCGAATTGAGAAACTTCATAGCCCGTGCAATTGATGTAGGATTTTGTGAGAACAGCATGTCGATGATTTCAGAAGCTTGTCTATCTGGAATACGAGTAGCGCCTTGCAAAAGCCGCGTAAGCCCTGCAATCTTGGTTTGAGGCATTGTGCCGGGTGAAAGCTGCAAAAGACTCTGCATGATACGTACAGGAGGCATTGTGCCGCCGCTTGACGATTGTTCATTGACCAAAGAACCAAGACGCCTTGCACTCTCCGAACGCAACTCTGCAATACGAGTCAAGTCACTTGCTGCGCTTAGACCGAGATTGCCTCCTAGAGCTTGCTGTACTTGCGGATTTTCCGAAATTTGATTGAGTGCAGCAAGCGAACTATCCGGGTCTGACAAGATATCGTCTTCTACCCTGCGCGCTTGACCGAGTGCACGTCCTGCTGATCCTGCCGACGTACGATAAGCTGTATTCCGCGCTCTTTCGTCCATTGTGCTTGTTTGACGTTCTGTGCGTTGCTTTCCGCCCTCAATATTTCCGGTTTCCGTCTGCCCCCGTTGATGCCATTTTGCGCGCATCATTCGAATAGCGTCTTTGGCTTCCGGTACATTGCGGGCAAGATAATCGTCCAGATGTTCTACTGTGTCCTTCAAAGCCAAGTCGTCGGTCGTATTATTGGATTTGTACCGTTGACGAGCTATATCGGAACGCAAATCCATGATGTTACGAACAGTCAAAGGCGCATTCTGGCGATTGAGTGACCTCGCAAAATTTCGGATCATGGCCGAAATTTCAGGGTCGCTTTCTTTCATGTAAATAGTATTGTCAGGACGTAATTCAGGAGACTGAGGAATAAGAGCGTCTACGTTTTCAGCAGCCGTCAAATCGTCAAAAGGTGCCATATAATTGCGTGCTTCGGTATTACGAAGTTCAACTGCATCGCCGGGATTGCGAGAGGCACCTTGTACAAGCGTTTCATCTGCTGCACGACGTTCTGCTCTTGCAGCAAGTGCGGCAGCTTCATCAGGATTTAGTGAACTTAGATACGGCTCTTTTGACATATTCTGATCAAAAGAAGACCAAATTTCATTGCGTGAAGTCGCCAAGTCTCGAAGCATATTATCTTCGATTGGCTTTGTCGCACGGCGCGTAATGCCTTCCACTTGTGCAGCAGTCGCACCTACCGAATCATTGACGCCTCGACGCACGGTAGAAGCTAGTTGCTCTTGGGAATCCCCGGACATTCTAGCGATTGCATCCGAAAAGCGCTGCCTGTCTTGGAGAGGCAAGTTTTCGTAAACAGAAGTAGGCAATCCGACTTCTTCCCTCGCTGCAACTCCTGCTGCAATTCGTCCGTCATCTTGGCGTATATAGCGCCGCAAGATGTTCTGGACAGGTTCTTTACCTATGAGATTGCGCACTCCCCGAACAGCGCCTACGATGGCAGGGGCTGCAACTGCACCTACAAGCACCCCTGTTCCTACATCTGATCCTTCGCCAAGGGCTTGAGCGCCACCTCCTACGGCTCCTGCACCTGAAATTTTTGCTACGTTTTGCAACTTTTGACCGCGCTGTAAAGTTGTCGCACTGGTAAAAGAATTGCCTATTTTGCGAGCGATTTGACTCCCTGAACTTGCCAGCTTTCCGGCAACTTTTGCCCCGCCTTTAGCTACCAGCCCTCCTGCTGCCCCGCCACCTATAATCTGTCCTAGAATATTGCCTGTGACGGACTGCCCAAGCTCTGCGTCTGTGTTCGCTCTGACAAGCTGCAAAGTTTCGTCATAGTCGAGATTACCTGCCTTGCCAGTATGATAAGCTGCACGAGCAATTAGGCGTTCGGGAATGCCTAGACCGCCGCGAAGAACGCCAGACTTAATCGAAGTCCCCAAATCTCCTAAAAATTCACCTCCAAAGAAATTATCTGCACGTGCGTCTTTACGTGCCTTGACTTGATTCTGTGCAGTGGTCGTAATGAGATTTGACCGCGCCTGTCCTGCCCGTCGTGCGACTTCCTGCAAATCTCCCCGTGCTGTTGATACTTTTGCAAGTCCAGCAATTCCGCGAACAGCTTGCATTCTCGGGTCTGTATCAAAACGGGACAGTGCTTGTTTCCGTTTTGCCGGGTCTGTGATTTGACGAGACAGCGCAGTACGAGCATTTTCATAGGCTTTCCGCGCGTCACCGGCTTGCAGGTTCTCAAAACGCTTGAGGTTGCTGTCTACACTCCCCCGGCCTTGCGGCCTAGGTGTAGCTTGTGTTGATCCTGCTGCGTCGGGAAATTGCTTCAAGACTTGCGAGCGAATTTGATCCTGTGAGGCATTTGCTGGACCTTCAATCTGATAGGTCTTGCCATTGGGCGCGCGAATAGAATGGATAGGCATATTAGTTGCCTCTCACAATAGTGGCTTTACCCCAGCCGCTTGCAGCAGGTGCAGGAGATGTTCGGCGCGGCGTTACGTTGCCGGGTTTTCCAGCCGTAGGTTGCGTATTAGATGCACCTTTCAACATTCTTCTAATTCCTGCTGTGGCAGCTTTATTGGCCTGATACGACGAGGTAGGATCAGATATGATTTTCTTATATTCTTGAAGTTCCACGTTACTATTAAGCTGCGTAGCGGTTAGTCCTAGGGCCTTTGCCATGGATAGCAGAAGTTCAGGACGAATAGAATTTACCCGATCAAGCCGAGTCTGGTTTTGAGAACCTACCGCGCCTCCTACAGCTTGCCCTATTGCAGATGTTCCTATGCGAGCAATAATATTGCGTCCTGCACTGTTATTGGGGTTTACCGCTGCTCCTGCTTTGTTCATATCATCATACAGTTTATCTAGCTCGTTCAGGCTTGCTATCGCACCGGAATATCCCTCTTGTCTTCCTCCTTTGCTCTTTCCGGCTGCACGAGCTTCCGCTACTTCTTTTTGTGCCTGTATTCTCGTTGCAGCGATACGTTCGCGAGAAGTGGTATTCGCTGCTGCAATCTGCCCCCGCTGATTGCGTGTTTCTACAGCGCCGGGACGTTCGGAGCGTGTAATAATTGTTCGCGGCTTATTCGAGTAGGAATCGACCCCTACCATTTGACCTCCTGCATCTACAAATTTTGTAGTGCCTAAAGGTTCTTCACCTTCACCAAATGCAATAGGCGATGCTCCCCCGCGCTTGTTCAATTGATATAGTCGCGTTTTTCCGTCTGCACCACGTACTGGAATAGGCTCCATGCCATATTGACCGCCCTCTGACTGATCAAACATGGCAGCAACGCCTTCAAGTGCATTTGGGTTTGATGCAAAAAGCTGCCCTAGTTCGGCTGCACGTTCTTCTGAAATACCGGCTTGACGTGCCAACAGAGGCCAAGCTGTGTTGACATCGCCGCCGCCGCGCTGGATTGCTTGAAGCCCTCGAATTGCAGAGCTTGCGAGCTTATTCTGTCCCTGTGTCGCGTCGACTTCTCCAGCACCTATCTGCTGCTCCAAAAGCTGCTTGCGCATTCCGTCAAGGTCGATCTCTCTTGAACGATCAATCTGCGCATTGTCTCGCGCCAAACTGGCGTCAAGACTAGGCTGATAGAGCGCTTCTGCACCTCCTACGCGGGCAAATACATCTGCAATACCTCCTACGGTATCCAGCAAGGATCGACGCTGCTTAGGTGGCTGCGATTGTACTTGAGGAAGGTTCTGCGAAACATCAGGTACGTCTACTTGCAATTGAGGCATATCATAGGACTGCGAAAATCGGCCATTGGAAGACATACCTACATCATCATATTGAGGCATGATAGGAGGTGTTCCACCAAATCGACGCTGCCTAGGGCCTAAAAGCTGTTCGAGAATATTCATTACAGAGCCTCATAATCGACTGTAGCAAAGCCATGTTTGACAGGACCTAAAGCGTCTGGACGCAGTGCTGCAACCTCATCAGCCATAACACCTACGCGCTCCTGATCCTGTCCAATATAGCGGTATTTATATACGCCTAGTCCGTCTGGACGTTCTCCAATTTTTTCAATATCCCGTTTCAATTCGCGGTCTGAAAAGATACCCAGTTTCAATTTTGACGCAATTCCTCCAATCGCAGAACCAATAGACCCGGCAGTAGAAGGGCCGCCGCCTGTACTCTTGGATACGTTGCCTGTGTTTGCTACCAAGCCTCCTGCTTGAAGCCCTTGACCAGAAAGCCCTGAAAGCTGTTGCAGATAATTGTTGAAGAAGCCTTGATTAAGTTCAGTTCCACGCGTCTGCAAAGCCTTTGCGGTTGCTCCACTATTCAAAAGACCCGAAGCCGCCCCTTGCCCTGTAATATTTTGAGAGAGTTGACGCATAGCAGGAGCAAAACCGGCTTGACTGAGATAGTTCTGAAAACCGCCTTGCGCCTGTCCTGTGTTGCCTTGACCTGTCAAAAGTGCAGACAAAAAGTTATTGGCATTTGTTCCTTGGTTCATCATTGAACCATAGGTCGATTTGATCAAGTCATTATTGATATTGCTTGACGATGACTTAGGAGCCTTTGGCTTTAGAAAACTCATGAGTCTAAACCTTTATTTGTCCACATTTCTTTGGAGAGTATGAATAGCTCACAAGGACCGTTTGAAGTGTCTCGAATACCTGCACTTTTTGCGCCTGTCCAGCGCATGAAGAGCTTTACGGCAGGAAGTGAATTAGGGATGAGGCCATAGAGCAATTGCGCGCCGTGCTTCTCAAACATTTGCCTGTATGCGCTCTGCACATCTGCGATACCTTGGCGCTTACCTACTGAAAAAAGCAGATGCATTTCGTAATCGTGGTCGTGGCAGTGATCAAACAAAGCGAGATTTCCGCTATCAAAAGAGATAGGAATGTTTCCGGGCGTTTGAAGCCAGACAGCGCCTTGCAACCCTCTGTTCATTGGAGAGTTGTCTATCGCTTTTATAATGTCTGAATTGCTGAGAGCCATGCGCTATGTCCAATGCCTCTCGGTTTCCTTTAGGCTCTGAAATATGCGCTTTTAGCGGGGAAACTTGATTTCTTTATCATGCGAAAAAACTCTGTCAATACTTATATTAGGGATTCATAAAATACTGATAGCAGCGGGTTTTTTGTAGGAGCGGCAGAGGCATTCCTAAAACCGTATCCGATACGTGTTGCTCTAGTAGTAAAAGAAGCAGTGGCTAAAGAAGATATCTCAAATATCCAATTTTTTCCATCTGATGAAGTGAATAAAGAGTAGGTGGATGTTGCATTATCATAGGTTATTTTAGTCCATAAATCTCGGGTAGAAAGAGTGTACGTGAAAAGAACTGCTGCTAGACTGGTTAGTGTTCCTCTATATGCATGTACTGTTGTACCTATATCTACTCCGAATACTAATACTTTTCCGGTTGACTCTTCTTGAAGAACTACACCTGATGACCCACCTAAATTAGATCGTGTATGTCTAACCAATGCAATATGTTCAAAATCTGCCGCACCTGAGGAAGGCAAAAGTTTAGTTGTTATTCTATGAATGTTTCCATTTACTGACGGGCCATTATTGAGACTAAGCCCTACGTTTACATCATCTGCTTTAGTTACGTTCGTAGCGTCACCGCTAAAATTAGTGAAAGTAGCGGCTAATGGCGATTGTAAGGGAGGCCAACTCCCTCCTGTTGCTGGCGCTGCCCAATTAGGATCAGCAGCAGCCCCATTCGTCCGTAAAAACTGCCCTGCTGTTCCCGGTGCCAACGCTGCCCAAGCTGCTGCACCTCTATAAAGCACAGAGCCGCGTACCGTAGTTATTTGGTCTAAAATCTCCTGCACAAGAGCAGTTATTGTAGGGCTGTCAGTCAGATTACCTGATGGCGTTAATGCAATGCCGCTTCCTTCAATCAAAGGATGCGCAGTGAGATAATCTACGATCAATTGCGTTGCTGTCTCAGAGGTGATGCTGGCTGTTATATCAATTTGCCGCTGTTGCGCCCATCTGATGAAATATTGCGTAGGGCGTCCGTCAGGACCTACAATTGCAAAAGACTGTTCAAGAGGCTGTAGCTTACCTGCCATCGTCAGGATCATTCATTTCAAAACTGTCTATACGGGCCAAGGCCCCGTCATCTACGAGCTTGAACAGTCTTCCCGGTGCTTGGATTTGGCCAAGAGAATACCATGCAATTTGAGGACTGTAGGTTCCTTCTGTAACTGTCACTGTCCCTACATCAATGAATGTATTTCCTGCATCGTCGCTTATCGAGAGATTGATGCCTGCCTCTAGATATGCAGGATCGCCCATATCCGAAGTCAGCCACGTTACATAAGCAGGAAGAACTTCACGTCCTTTCATAGGAACCTGCCCCATAGTGATACGGTCGAAATATATTTGCTGAGTTTCAGATAGATAATCGGGGTGTTCGTCAAAAGGCTGCTTAGGGTCAAGGAACCATAAAAGACCAAAATTGTCGTCTCCTACGACAACATTACTCCCATATGAATTTGCTAGAGCCTGTGCACCTTGCCAATTTATTCCTGTATTTGCGCGCCAAGTCAGTGATTCCAAATCTGCCCAATCTACCCACTGTTCAGAATATACGTCATATACCAAAGTCAGCCTGTCTCCCAAGCGCAGCACATAAAAATCATGTCCATCTAGGGAAAATGTCCATGCGCGCAATTTTGGATTTGACGGACGGCCTCTATATGCCACGAGGATTTGCGCTTGAGTGACTGAAATATCCGCTTGCTGCCGAAACGCGACGATGAATTGACTTTGTGCGGCTGCTACTCCGTCTGCTGGAATATTATAGGCTACAAGTGCCTGAAATTGCGTCGCCCTTAGCTGAGGTGTGTTGATACCTGTCGCTAGTATTTGACTTTGAAGAGATTGAATATCTGTCATAGCGTCCGGTTAAGTCGGATTCTCGCAGCATTGACTGCGTTTGGTAGCCATGCTGCTGCTGTGTCAGGATCGACTTCAAACACATCTCTCCAATAGTTTTGGGTTGTATTGATAGGCCTGTTTGCTCCTAATCCAGTCGTGGGAGTTCCAAGAGGGTCTGAAATAACGCCTACTTGCAAACTTGCGTCCCCGCCGTCTGTTTTCGCAGCCCGTACCATTGTCATAATAGCTTTTACGCTTGTCACGTCATTTGGTAGATCGCTCATAATTGCTACATAAGGTGCAGGGGGAGGATCAATAGCGGTGATATATTCAGCACCATTAGGCGGGATATTGTCCAGCAAATTGAAGCCTGTTGCGCCTGTGGAAGGTAGCCAATTCAATGACGCATCTGCTGTAGGAATGAGATTTGTAACGATTACAGACCCCAAGAAATTATTGTTCTGAGTGCCGTTCGCATCCCAAATAACTAAATCTTTGAAGAAAGTTTCAACTGCCGAACTTGTGCCAGTAGGATCGTTTGCAATTTCGACTTGAGCAATCGTTGCGGTCCCTGTCGTCAAAGGCCAAGTATCTCCGGGTGCGGTTGTTAGTACCGTTGCCCCTTCTACGCGAACCTCTAATGTCCCCACTGTATCACTCAAGAAATATTTCATCTCTATGTGATACCAGCCTGTTGCTCCTATTACTGGATTAGTAGTTTGAGTGACGAATGAATCAGCATCGTCAAAACTTCCGACGCGAATAGCTAATCTGCCCGTCGTCGTTACGATTAGTGAATACAGTATTTCATTGAGGTTATTTTTGAATACGAAAGGTGCGGGACGATTAAAGGGGCTTGTCGGAAGTGAGGTTAGCCAAAAGCGCCCTGCCATACCTATCGTTGTTTGGAACGTAGGCAAAGGAAAACGCAAATGTGCATAATTTCCGCCGCCGCCTCCTACTTGAGGAATGCGGAGAACCTTACCGGGCGAAACCCCATCCGGGTCATTTTCGACGGTGCAGCCATTATTGGAAATATATACGTTATTCAGCAAATTGGCTGAATTTCCGTAAATTGTGAAATTATCCATGTGAATAATAGACATGTGCCTGATCCTATGCCGGTTGAGAAGCTTGGTACTGGATAGCTTCCCTAATGCGTTCTTCTATATCGGGCCGTGAAATTCTCTTAGCTCCCCCGGCTATTTGAAATACCGCCCCTTCACTATCGACCAATATCATACTGTCTCGTACTTGAACAGCCGTTCCTTCCCAAGCGCCTCTGTCAAATACAATTCCCTGCATTCGCGCTACCGGGCTATCGTCCACGCCGGTAAAATACCAGACTTCGGTTGTCGTACTACCGGGAAGCCAGAATTGATCTCCAAAAACTACCACCTCTGAAATAGGATCAGGGGCACGTTCTGCTGTCGCAAAATCGAGTGCGTCTATAACGGTTTCACCCGGATCAATCCAGAAAAAACGCCCATTGATCCCTTGGCCTTGTGAAGGAACGCAAACGACATATGAAGCGATATAGCCTAAGCTGACAATACCTACATCATCCGGCGTCGTGACTTGACTCCATGACGGCGCTCCCCCGCCTGTCAAAGTTCCTGCCCCCCATGCAATCCCTGCACCTGTCTCTGTCGTAATGATTGAATTGCCTAGAGCGCCGATAAGAGTTGCTCGCACAGATACGAGATTGGCTGCTACAACTCTCACTGCTACTTGAGTATGTCGCGTTAACGCTGTGCTGTACTGCGTACCTGCAATTCCTGTTGCCTCTATCGCTGCTGCAAAATTCGCCCATGCCTCAGTGGCAGAGCCTCCTACTGCTACACGCCAAGGATTTGCGAGCGTTCCTGCCGGCGCTCCTGCGTCTACGCTCGCATTGGTGAATTGATAATAGATCAAATCTATGCGGATAACGTCTCCTGATACAGGTGTTCCTGAAACTGTACCTATCGCATATCCATTTTCGATATAAAGCATCAAGGAAGACCCTGCTGCTACAAAGAGAAAAGCAGGAGTTACGCCGATATTGCTGGTTGCTGCCATTGCTACCGCGTTCTTAAGGCTAGAGCTTGGGATGTTGCCTATGAAGGTTTTTACGCCTGTTTTGTCAATGCGCCAAAGAGCTTCCCCCGTTGCGACAAACAAAGCATCATTGAAGCTTCCTGCTTGACTGTAGACGCCTCGAATAGGGCCGTCGCCTACATATTGCCAGCGCTTCAATCCCATACGTGCCAAGAGCGCAGATTGTTGCTCTGTCAAAACAGGATTCTGCTCAAAATATCTATTGCGAGTACGTATACGTGCTTCTTTAGCTACCCCTCGAAAATAGTCACTTCGCGAAAGAGGAATATCCATAAATCATGAACCTCCCCAATAGCTTCCACTATTGAAAGAGTTTGTAGAATTATATTCTCTCTGCTGATCATATCCTTGAGTAGACATGAAAGGCCATGAGAGACTATCGTCAATCTCAAGAGGTGCGGCTTGCAGATACCGTGCAATGAATTTACGTCTTTGGTTTTTGTAAACCATGACGGATTGTTCGTCCATGGTGCGCCCATAGCGAGGGTTTATCCGCATAGCCAAACACGTAATAAAATACTCATCAAACTCAGCCGCAAAAGGCATTTCGTCAGTTTCAGCTTTGCTCGTCAGTCTTACCCAGTTACCTAAGTCTGCCCGGTAAAACCACTCCGAAAATGTATTATTGGTATTGATCAGAAGCGTTTGTACGCCTTCAATAGTCCTCCCGTTGGCGTCAAGAGTCAGTGGGACAGTCGCGAGACGCCCTAGAGGGTCTACAACGGCCATTCGCGAGCCGTCTTGAGGTTTTGCAGTCAGGTAGACGGTCAAAGGCGCTTCATTGGTTGCAATCAGGCGTCGATTGATTTTAGGATGTTGTATTGATTCAGGCAGAGCATATTGCGCTCTTTCGCGTCCAAAGTCTCCTAAAAGCCAATCTGTCAGCGGCTCTCCTGCATCGTCTCCGTATAGTGCCGAAAATACCGCGTTTAACAGTCGCAATGCCTCTGCACTTTGCAAAGCATTGGGGACTGTTCCGAGAGGAAGAATATTTCCCTCTCGGAACGCATCAGCAATGATCGACGATATTAAAGTCATCAGATATCCAGCGCGGGCAGAGCCTTAGAAGGATGATCCTCCCAACCTTCCGGAACCTCTTCCGCTGTTTGAAAAATCTGGCCTTCGCCACCCGGTCCGTAG